TTCGTTGGGGTTAGGAATAGTAACCATTACATTCTTGCCTGCATCAAACGCACGACGCTGATTCAGCAGCCTCTCATTGCTGGCAAGATAATCACTGCGTATTTTGCGTTTTGTAGATTTTGCCACATTGCTGTGAATGCCTGCCGAAACTTCGCCTTTGCTCTTGCCGCCTTTTTTAGCCATTGTGTAGTCCTTTTCTATTGTTGATGCTTAACTATACTATAGGCAGAAGCCTCTGTCAAGAATAAAGGGGCAAGTTTCCTTGCCCCTTGTTGCCATATTATTTACAAACTATTAGAAGTTGAGTGCAACACCCATACCAACAGTTGGGTCTTCATCGTCAATATTGTATGATGCTTCGGCATATACATTAAGGTTGTCAAAGTCGTAGTTAACTCCGCTGCCTACATTTTCAAGAGCATCGTCATCTGATCCGTTAACAAACATTGTTGCAAACTTATAGCCTGCAGTTGCTTCGTAACCAAATGCTTCTGCATCAAATGCATATGTTGCTACACCGCCAACTGAAACGTCAGCAGTTACATCATATCCGCTTGCAAAACCGACAGTTGTTTCCTCAGTGTTATCATTGTAATCAATTGCTGTATGATAGTCGAATGCACCAACATCGTTGCTATATGCTAACTGTACATTGCGAACTTCGGTAATATCACTGGCAATGTCTTCAAAGCCGACAAAACTTGAAGCGCCGCCCCATTGAACAATAACTGATTCAACTTCGCCGTCTTCGGGTAGTGCAAGTGTGTCTTCGCCTACAATTTCAAATCCGCCTTCGACAAAGATGTCATCTTGCTCACCAAGTGATGCAGAAACTTGTCCAAAGTTAATACCAAGCTGCCATTCGTCTACAGTTAAATCGTCACCGTCGACTGATTCAAAAACAAAGCCGCCAAATGCAAGACCAACATCTGTTTCAGTGCTTGCACCAACACCTAGTGTAGTTTCTGCTACATAATCGCCTGCTGCGTTCTCAGTAATTTCAACACCAATTGATCCGCCGAGTTCTGCTGCGGTTGCTGAACCAGCAACAAAAAATGCGGCAACTGTTGCCATTAGAGTATTTTTCATGTTAATTTTCCTTCTTTTTAGTTAACAAGCGTAATTATAGTTACTTTTTAGGTTTTGTCACTCTTTTCGAGCGGGTTTTGGGCTTTTCTACAACAGGTTTTAGCATAGTGTGGCGTTTGAGTAACGGTTTTACTGCTGCTTCCGCTTGACTCTGTGTCCATTTGAACTGTTTACGTGCTTCTTCGATTACAGCTTCTGTGCTGTCGTGACGCTGTATTATGCCGTAGAGAATGTTATCAATTTCAATCCAATTCATTTTTCTCGATTCACAAGGGTATACTTTTTACTGTAAAATAAATTGAAAAAAGCAGAGACTAAACCTCTGCTTTTTCAAATAGTCACGCTGTTTGATTACAGACTGTCAATAAGTTCTGCTAGCTTCTTCTTGCTTTGACCGCGTACTTTTGCATCAGCGGCAGCTTCGATCTGTTCAGCAGTTGCTTCGCCGACTACTACAATTCCAATCATGCCCATAGTTGCATGTGGTGTGCACACATACACATAAACACCCGGCTCGGAGAATGTATGTGCAAAGTCCTCGTTCATTTTTGAACGCTTGGGTAGATCAACACCATCTGGACCACTGATAAATTCAACATTATGGCTGCGATCTGTTGCCAGCCATTCAACTGTGCTGCAAATCCTATCATTGCAACCATTAGTCCTGCGATAAATTTCTTCATAGTTATCCTCCAATATAATCTTGTTGTTTAGGCCGATACCATTCTTTTTGATTATGAAGCCGGCCGAGGAGTTCATTTATCCTTTTCACTTCATCGTCAATTTCTCTAACACTGTCAATTTCATGTTCTAATTTGATAGTGCTTTGTGTATAACTAAGCCGATGTTCAGCCAGTCGTTTTAGTTCTTTTTGCAGAGCGTGTTCAATAATGTCAATGTCTTCTACGCCCAGTTTGAAATTTGTATTTGGTATTGTCATAGTGCTGCTACCTTGTTTTGCAGTGTACTGATAAGACTGCTAAGACCATTGCGTCTGTTGCTGCTGAGTATGCCTTCAAGTGCCAGTGCTTCAAAATCTTCACGACGAATCTTCTTTGCTTCGTCTAGAGGCAAGTCATTAAAACAGTCACAAATAACATGTGTAACACCTTTTGTAATCATAGCATCGCTGTCATAGTAGATGCGTGTTTTGTTATCTGCACATCCCACATCAACCCAAATACTGCTGATGCAGCCGCTTACTAATCTATCGTCTGATCTCAATTCGTCTGGCAGCGTGGTTGGTTTTTTAGCCATATCAATCAGCATTTGGTACTGATCCATTACATCGTCAAACAGTTCTAGTTCTTCTGCCCAAGTTTGTATTTTATTCATAGTCCTATTAATCCCCAGCCGTGATTTGCTATTGCGTTGGTTATAATAGCAAGACAGGTTATGATATGCAGTATAATCCAAGCAGTCCTGAGTAACGCTGCTCGATCTGCTCTACGGTCATCATCAAATGCTTTTTCACCAATTGTCTTGCACCATAGTTCCCACATTTTATCCTCTGTTTCCTCTCAGTGCAAAATACATTCCGCCTACCCAAAGTAGAACATGCAAATTGTCATAGAGTAGAACATAAGTCAAGCTATCAGGCTGACTGATCCAAATTACTCCTGTCATAATACTGGCCATTACAATACCTGAGAATCTTGTAAGAAGATCTCCCAGTGGTTTTAGCTTTTCTATATGACTTCCGATGCCACCCAGCAGCAATCCAATGCCTGCACCAATTTCGCCTAGAACAACAAATGTCCAAACAACCAGTGTTAGTCCAAATGCTTCTGCTGTGGCTGCATCAATTGGCCATTTAGTAATGCCTTGTTGTAAAAATACAATAACCAGGGGAATGCGCCATAACCAGTGACTCATACAAAATTCAGGTATTTTATTTACAAATGCTTTAACGTCCATATTTCTTTCTCCATTGATTCTTTTTATACAAAGCAGGAGCAAGTAAACGATCATACACCGTACTGCCAAACTGATACAGTCCAGGAGTTTGTGCAATGTGTGCCAATGCTTTATAACGTGGCATGTGATTCCAAAGTCTAATAAACGCATCTATGCCGCTGTATACTGTTCCGTCGTCTTCTACATGAAGACGCTGTTCTGCTTCTTCTTGAGTAACACCCCATGGTTCTAAGTCGGTGTTGTTCAAGTCTTCAAATTCTACATCAATGAGATTGTCCCAAGTGTATTTTTTATAGTGGTTGATTTCCAAACTGCATACAGGGCACTCTCCGTTGTATAAGACTTTGATCATCAGCTTCCCCAGCCTGCAAATTCTTCAGTTTCGTCTTGCGTTTCTTTATTCATGCTCGCCTCCTGCTGCTCGTCCGTTGTATTTGATACCAGACTTTACAATTTTATTAATTGATTCTGGATTCTTTTCTGCTTGCCGAAATGTTACTGCTGTGATTGTGATGCCGCCGATCAAAAGCATGTGAAACACAGCACTGATACCAAAAGCAAGAATGCTACCAAGCATTACTGCAAAAAGGCCGCTCCAAACAAAGAACAGGCATTGAAAGATCATATGTCCTGCCATTGGATCTAGATTTCTCAGTGGTGACTTTTCAACGGTCATAACAGTGTCCCACATTTCTTTTGGAAGTGCAAACAAAGTTTTAATAGTGGTTGCATAACCAGCAGTCGTATTTGTATATTTCATAGTGTGTCCTTTTATCTGTGTGTACATTAATTTAGCATGGTTATAACGAAAAATCAATGATTACTGTGTGCGCTAAAGTGTAGCAGTTACTTTAGCAGTGCAATCTCTTTTACAATTTTTCTTATTATTGCTTTTTCAAAGTCATAGAAGTTTTCTATATACATAAAGAAGGCACCTGAGCCTCTGGTTAGAGATTGGTAGTAATTTCTCAGTTCGATTTCTTTTTTTCTAATGCTGCCCGGATCCATGTATTTCTTCATGTCCGTTGTATCTATCGGAAGCATCAAAGTATTTACAACAGCACCTTTTGCTTCTAGTCTGTCCAACAGTTTTTGAGTATCATAGCTGGGATCGCAGTTTTCTTCGCCGTCGCCTGATATGTCAACAATCACAGGCTGTGGCAGTGTATCATACATCAGTTCAACGTAGGTTAATGCTCGATGCAGACAGGTGCTGCTTCTGTCTATATTGTACTCTGTTCTAAATGCTTCTGCTGCGTTCTGTCTTGATCCAGATGAAATGTGATAATACTTTTTGCCAAACAATATAGTTTCAATGTTTATGTGTTCTAACGGCGTGATCCAATCCATGGCTTTGGCATAGCTGTCCACAGCCGACATAGCTATGCTATATCTTTTTTCCGTCTGTAAGTGCAACTTGATTCTGTTGCTAGGTGATAAATACATCATGCATATAGTATATATTATTTACCACAGCGAGTCAACTGGATACTACATCGGAAGTAAAATGAATTACGATGGAAAATATAAAGGATCCTCAAGGCACCCGTTATTTAAGCCAGGACGATTGGAAATATTAGAAATTTTAGACGATCCAACTAAGTTAACTGCTAAAGAACGCGAATGGCAAGAAAAATACGATATATTAAATGATCCTGATTGTTTTAACTTAGTTTACGCTAATGAAAAGTTCTCGTCAGCAGGTCGAAAATTTTATCATGATCCTGTGACATTAGAAAGAAGACTATTTTTAGAACATCAAGTTCTCGACGGATGGGTTAAAGGTATGCGACCTTTAGAAAAGAAAAAACGTAAAACGTATATTAAAAAAGAAAACAGTATGAAAAAAGGCTCAATTGAACTTAGAAATCATTTAAGCAATAAATCCAAAGAAAGTGCAAAGCGAGGGGAAGAACACAAAGATACCAAACAGTGGATTTTAGTGGACCCCTACGGAAATAAACACACCGTAAATGGATTATATCCTTTCTGTGAAGAACACAATCTTTCGCCGACTGCCATACAATACAGTCTGCAAACACAAAAACCTATTAAGAAAGGCAAAAGCAAAGGTTGGTATGCCGTTGAAAAATGTAACGTTGCTTCTGTTGCTAAGTGCAATGTTACCAAAACTCCCACGTACCCTTAGGCCGCTATTGCCGTCTCCGGCGCATAGTTGCTGTTTGCATCTATAAAGTTTGAGAATATTACGCTCGAGCAGTTTCGTTTGCTTGTTCAAGTGAATTGCAGCTAGTGATTGATGTTCCTTTTTTTACCGCCGATTCGGATTCGCCAAATTGCCTTGCCTTTAACAGTTTCTTCTGCGTACACGCGATAGTCATTGCGAATTTTAGTCATAGTGTTTCCTTTTATTCTATGGTTTGATTTAGATATTTTTTGTATTCTTCTAGTCGATCTCGTTCTAACACTTCGTTAAATTCTTTATTAGGATATTTGATTTTGGCAAAGGTCAGTTGTGCGTCAGTGAGCCAAACAACTTTGCCGCCTGTTCGCGTAACGGCTGCACCATGAAGCCATCTTCTCCAAACAGTATAGCAGCGTTTACGATCACGCTGTTTAGGTGTTTGCGGCACTGGTGCATCCCACTTAGCCATTGCGACACACACGCTCGAGCACAGTGTTGTCGCGGTCATACAGCACAACTGTGTTTTTTAGATTTGAACTGCTGGCAGATTTACAATTGAACCAGCCCAGTGCAGCACATAAAGTATCAACCTCTGTGCAGCCCCATTCACCTGTGTCAACAAATTCGTGGTATACTTTATACATCGAACTTTTCCGCCACGGCCAAACTGTGCTTACATTTTCCATGATATTGAAATCCTTGACACTCACAGGTAAATCCTTGATCAGTAAGGGAGACTGTGTAAACGCTGTTTCTACTTCCGTCCACCGTCCACTCAGTTCCTACAAGAAAGTTGTTTTTGAATTGCCAACCTTCTGGTTTGAAATAACGTTGTTGATGTTTCACAGCCGCCCTCGTTTGCTTCGTTCACATCGTAATACAACTGTATATTAGTATTCAAATTCAGTCAACTGAAAAGTTTTTTACTGTGAGATCTAAAAGCTCGTCTAGTTCAAGATCAGTTTGACTTTCATCTAGCATAAAAGTTTTACTAAGGTCGAAGGTATATTCAGTTTCTTCATCTGAACCCAACAGCATGTTTAGTTCTTGCTCTGACAGCTCTTCTTCTCTGTGAGCAGCTTTAAGCAGGAATCCCATGATAAAAAGGTGAGTGGCTAATTCGCCGTCTTTGATTTCATTTTCTAAGATATAACCTAATACATCTGATCTTGTGTCGTCATAGTCTAACATTCTTTCTTGGATACTTTTTAGATAATCGATAGTGTCTTGGCTCATGTTACATCTCATTCTTTTGTTCTTGTATTTCTTTTCTACGCTGTGTAGTTAATTTATTTAAGTCTTGAAGAGCCTTTCTTGCCCGTGCAGCAGCGGCTTTTACGCCTCTATCATCAAAAGTTTCTATTTCTTTTAGATAGTTGTTATAAGCTAACACAATCTGTTCATGCAGCGTCATGTTGTTCCTCTGATAAAATTAAATCACAGATTTCTTTCCAGTTGTTGACTCTGGTGATACGAGGATCGTGGTTATTGCGATTGTGTTCATGTGTGATAATAATTGATCGCAGACCTAAATCTGCTCCAAGAACGGCATTTTCCCACTTGTCCTCGATCCAGTAGAGACCTGAGTCGCGATAAGGTTCCAACGCACGATCTTTGTCACCACCTGTTTCTAGGCAGATCAACTCATGCCAGGGCTTCTTTCCAAACAGTGAGTCAAGGTTCTGTTGACGCAGCTTGCGAGCATAAGGATCAGTTGACAAACTGGTAATTACATCAAATGTGTAGCCTGCTTCTACTAAACGTGCAACACCGCTGAGAGCATCACGAAATGGTTCCAAGCAACAAATCCAAGCGGAATTGTTAAACTCTTTTACAACATCGTGCTTGTTTTCTCTATGTAGATCATATGCTACACTGAGATCGTATGTGCCGTGTTGAACTTTATTGTAACCTTGTTCTGTCATCCATTGATGGAAAGCAGTTTCCCACCAAAGAAGTACGCCATCACAATCTGTGAGAATTTTTTTCTGAATCATTGTATACCTATCCGTTGTTACAATTTATTATAACAGAAGCTTTTGATTTGTCAATTATTATCCGATATATACTGTCCTTGCAGAATCTATCTTTAGGTGTCCTTCGGAGTCAATATCGAAATTAGTTACAATTGGTTCACCATTGGCAAATACAGTGCGACTAGAAAATGCAATATTCCCGTCGTTGTCAATGTCG